TTCAACCAACAGTAGGTTTGATGAGCAGATATGCAATTTACGGTGGTACAACTACTGACTTGCTATTCGGTTCTCAAAACTACTACCAGTACATTAAGGTAGTCAACCTTCCGTAATGTCTAACTGACATCACGTAAGTTTACCCCTGTGGGTCTAGGCTCACAGGGGTTTTTTATTTTCTTCCCCAGGTTTACATAGATCCTACCATGTATTATAATAAATAATAAGAAATGACTAAGGAGAATTTTTATGCCGAAAATTAATGAAGAAAAACTAGCTGAAGAGCTAGAAATGGAAATCTTGGAAGCAGAAATTGCAGAGATTACCAATGATCTTGATATAAATAAGTTTAAGAGTAAGTCTAACCCTGATCAAGTCCTTTCCGATAACATCGAAAGAGCAAACCGTATTCTAGATATCCTAGAAGATGATGCCAATGAAACACGAAAAATAAGTGCAAGGAAAGCAGAGGTTATGGCACAGCTTATTAACTCTGTAACCAATGCTGCAAACTCTATTATTTCTGACGAATATAACAAAGCATATTTACAAATCAGAAATAGTGTGTTAAGGTTGAAAGAAAAGGAAATTCAGATCAAGCAAATCGGTGGTGGTAGGGGAAGCACACAACAAATACTTGTGACCGATAGAGAAAGTATCCTGAAGATTCTCAGAGAAGGCAAAGGTGGGGGTTCTGCCCCTGATGTGAAACAACTAGAACAAGGAGAAGAGAATGGCTGATATGGAAAGGTTAAGAGAAATAATCGAAAAGCAGAGACCGAAATATAAACGTGAACAATGGGAAGGGACTTGTTTACAATACTTGGAGATGGTAAAGAAAGATCCAAGGATTGCTCTGTTTGCCCCTGGACGTATCTATAGCATGATGATGTCTTATGGTACTGAAGAATTGCCAGAAGAGCATCGTACTAGAGGTTATGAAGACATCGTTCAGTACAATTTTTTCAACAATAAAATATATGGTTCATATGAACCTATCCATGATATGATGAGGTTCCTCAATGCTTCTGCAAAGAGAACTGAGACAGGCAAAAGAATTTTAATGCTTGTTGGTCCTGTTGCATCCGGTAAAAGCACCATTGCTTACTGGATGAAAAGAGGGCTTGAATTGTTCGATATCCCTGCATATAAAATAAAAGGTTGTCCTATGCATGAAGATCCATTGCATCTTATTCCTGCATGGGATAGACCAATGTGGCAGGAAGAACTTGGTGTAAAGATTGAAGGTAATCTTTGCCCTGTATGTCAATATCGTCTTGATAATGATTATACTGATGAAGATGGTTCAGTAAAATGGGAAAACATGCCAGTTGAATCTATGGCATTTTCAGAACAAAGAAGATCTGGTATCGGTACATTTCAACCATCTGATCCGAAATCACAAGATATATCAGAACTAATTGGTTCTGTTAACATGGCAAAACTTGCAAGACACGGTGAATCACATCCAAAAGCATATCAATTTGATGGTGAATTGCAAGTAGCTAACCGTGGTTTGGTTGAATATATCGAAATCTTGAAAGCTGATATCAAATTTCACTTTGTCCTTATTACCGTTGCTCAAGAGCAGGTAATCAAGGCACCTAGATTTCCTCAGATATATATAGATACTCTACTCCTTTCACATACTAACCAAACTGAATTTGATAAATTCAGAGGGAAGCAGGAGAATGAAGCACTCCATGATAGAATGTATGTTGTAAAGGTTCCTTACAATGTAAGGGTAGATGATGAAATTAAGATTTACCAAAAGATGATTGCAGAGTCAGACTTTGCCAATGTGCATATTGCTCCTAATACATTAAAGGTAGCAGCACAGTGGGCAGTTCTTTCAAGACTCGTTCAATCTGCCAAGGTAGACAATCTCGTAAAGAAGATGAAAATTTACAATGATGAAATTGTGGATGATTTCAAAAAAGAAGAATTTGATGTTAAGGCTCTTAGAGAAGAGGGTAGATCACAGGGAGAAGGTATGAATGGTATCTCTCCACGTTTTGTTATCAATGCTCTCAATGTTGCCCTTGGTGCAAAAGAAGAAAGAAATTGTATCAATCCTATTGATGCAATAAGAGCATTAAGAGATCACTTCTCACACCATGTGGGAATTTCAGATGAAGACCAATCACGATTCGAAGGAATGTTAGTTGGTGAAAAAGATAGTGTAAGTTCTGAGTACAAAGAGATTGCCAAAAGAGAAGTCAATGTTGCATTCCTCCATGCTTATGAAGAGCAAGCAAACACATTATTCGACAACTACATGAGAAATGTTGAAGCCTTTTGTCTAAAGCAAAAGGTGCATGACAGTATCACAGGTGAATATACTGATCCTGATGAAAAGTTAATGAGGTCTATTGAAGAGCTAATTAACATTCCAGTCAATTCCAAGGCAGAGTTCAGAAACGGTATCTTTGTACACAAATCTTCTGCTCAAGATAGGGGAGAGAAGTTTACCTTCAAATCCTATCCTTCTCTGAAAGAAGCTATTGAGAAGAAGCTAATGTCTGACCTCAAGAATGTTGTAAGCCTAACTCTGGCAGATCCTTCTAAGACTGACAAGAAAACAAAGAAAAGAAGAGTTGAAGCTATTGAGAGGTTGCTGGAGAATGGTTATTGTGAGCACTGTTCAAATAACCTGCTTGCATTCGTAGGTGAAATCTTAAGAAGAGAAGGTTAATTAGTAACAAATTACCAATTAACAACAAAAAGGAACTATAAATGGCAATTATTGTCAGTTAGGAGTCAATTGTCCATTTTAAAAACACAATCGTCATATGAGTCAAGTTTAAGGAGAAAGAATGGCAATAATAGTACACGATGATTGGAGTCTATCCGAAAGGGGTAGAAAGGATGCTGAAAGGCATAGACAAAAGATAGATAAGGCAATTAGAGAGAATGTAAAGGATGCTATTGCCGATTCTTCTATCATTACAAAAAGGGGGGAGAAGATTGTTCGTATTCCTGTTAAAGGATTACGTGACTTCAGATTTATCTATGGCATCGGCAAAGGTGGTGGTGGTGCTGGTCAAGGTCCAGCAAAGCCTGGAGATGTCATTGACCAAAAACGTAAACAGCAAAAATCAGATGGAAAGAAAGCTGGAAATAGACCTGGAATAGATTTCATGGAAACTGAAGTTGATATTGACTATCTTCTTCAGATCATGTTTGAAGATCTTGGTCTACCATGGATTGAAGAGAAAACAAAAGCACAACAATTGATTCCCAAAGGATGGAAGTTCGAATCAATTACAAAGAAAGGTGCCTTTTCAAGAATCCATAAACTCAGAACCCTAAAAGAAGCAATAGCAAGAACAAATGTCTTTGTTAAAGATATAATAGAAGAGACCGGATGTAGTGAAGAATCAGCATATGCTGCTTTAGAACAAGCTGAAGGTGATCTTGAAATTGCCATCCATCTTATCAAGACAAATACTCTTGTGGATGTTCCACCAACTGGTGGTGTCTTTTTTGAAGATGATGATTTAAGATACAAACAGATAGAAGAAGATGTAGAGATTCATAGCAATGCTGTAGTCTTTGCAATGATGGATTCCTCTGGATCAATGACACAAAATAAAAAGTATCTGGCCAGATCAATGCTTTTCTGGTTAACAGAGTTTCTAAAGAAGAAATATGAGTTTGTTGAAATAGTTTTTATCATTCATACCACACATGCTGAACGTGTTGATGAAGATCACTTCTTCTATAAAGGGGAAAGTGGTGGAACCTATTGCTACACTGCTTTTGAAAAAGTTAATTACCTTATCGAAACTGAATTTCCTGCTGATGAATGGAATATCTATTCTGTCTATATTAGTGATGGTGAAGACTTTGAACCTCTTAGAACTATGGAAGAAGTTGATATAATGATAAGAAAAAATATCAATATGTTGGCATACACTGAAATCAATTTAGATGAAACAGAAGAGGATTATGGTGGTTTCTTTCCAGGGGCTACTGCTGTTGGTTATAGTGGAAACCTAATGAATTACTTCAAAAAGAAATTCAATTTCTCTGAGGTAAAAGAAGAAGGTACTGTATTTTATAAAGACTCAGGTAAAAGAGTTTTAGCATGTATAATCAGAAACAAAAGCCATGTCTATCCTGCACTCAAGCACATGTTATTTGAAAGGGCTAATACATGAAAAAGCAAGAGCTACAAAAATTAATAAAAGTAGAGAAAGTTATAGAGAAGTTTGCCACTGAAGAACTTAAATTAAGATATCTACCTATAGAGTTTGACGTTATACCGGACATGAAGATGCTTGAAATAATGGCATATAGAAGTCCTCAACAGATCTCTAACTGGAAGTTTGGAAGAGATTATGAAAGGCTAAGAACTATTCATGAAAAGATAGGCAGAGGTCTTCCATATGAGGTTGTGGTCCATGGTAATCCAGCTAGAGCATATCTAATGAACTCTAATACTTTCCCTGTTCACTGTACAGTTATGGCTCATGTATTTGGTCATGTCTCTTTCTTTACCATGAATAAATGGTTTATAGAAATGAGATCTGATTTCTTAGATGTCATGAGTGAAGCCAAGAGAAGATTCCTAGATTATGAAAGACGTTTTGGTATTAGAGAAGTAGAAAAAATTGTAGATGCTGGTCATGCATTGCAATATCACAGCAGTCCTTTCGATAATGAAACAGAGGATGAAAAGAGAGAAAGAATATATCAGCAAAAAAGACTGCAAAGGTCTCATGAGAGAAAATCGGAGTTCAGGGACTTTCCTCTAGATCCTCCAGACAAACCAAAGACAGTAGAACTTGCAGCAGATATAGAACTTTATAACGAAAGACTTAAACGACAACTGAGACTAAAAAATCCTGTTGAACCAACAGAAGACATTCTCAGATGGATTATTGATAACTCCAGGATATTAGAAAATTGGCAAAAAGATATTTTAGAGGTATTAAGAGAAGAAGGCAGATTCCTCTGGCCAATAATAAGAACTCAATTCATGAATGAAGGATGGGCAACAGTTATCCACGAAAAAATTATGGCTCATCTTTTTGAGAAGAGACTTCTATCAACAGCAGACCATGCTTCATTTAATGATAGTAACTCAAGAATCAAAGCAGAGAATCCTACACAACTTAATCCTTACCTAGTTGGATCTACCATGTTCTATGATATAGAAGAAAGATGGAATAAGGGGAGACATGGGCATGAATGGGAAGACTGCAAGAGCATCAAAGAAAAAGAGGATTGGGATACTAAAGAAATGAAGGGATGGGACAAGAGCCTAGAAGTAATGCAGTCATATATGGACTGGTTCTTCTTCCAAGATTTCTTTACAGTGGAAATGATTGATAAGCTTAATCTCTATCTCTGGGGTCTAATGGAAACAATGACCACCATTGATCTTGTAAGGACTGATCATAAAGCCAAAGAAATAAAAGAAGCAATTATAAATAGCTTTGCACATAGCAGAGTTCCCAAAATAGAAGTGGTAGATGGTAACTTTAGAAATGGCACATTGTTTATCCATAGACATACTGGATTGGATCTAGATATGAAATATTCAACCGAAACAATGAAGCACATATATGATCTAACTGAACGTGATGTTTATCTGGATACTATCCTAGTTAATGAACAAAAACTACTAGTAGTTTTTAAAAAGAAAAACGATGATGAAATACAATTGCAAATTCTTGAGAAGATGAATAAGAAAAATCCTGGTGCTAAAACACCTGCTGGAAGACCATAATTTTTAAATATTACCCTCCTACATATAAATATAGATGAAGAGTTATGTAGGAGGGTTTGTTTTTGGCAATTAGATATGACAGTTTTGTAAAAAGACCATTCGAAGAACATGAGTTCGAAGACTGGCAGATCCTTGCATTACAAAACTGCATGAAAGATATCAATGAGTTTCTTCCTTATGTAAAGATTGTCCATCCTGACCGTGGAGAGATTGTCTTTGAACCATATGAATACCAAAAAGTCCTCCTGAAAAAATTCCAAAAAAACAGATTTAATATAGGTTTATTGGCTAGACAGTCTGGAAAGACAACTGCTGTTGGTGTCTATGCATTGTGGTATGCTATCTTTAATCCAGATAAAGTAATAGGTATTGTTTCAAATAAAGAAGGCAGTGCAAAGATGATTCTTAACAGGTTAAAGAAGATGTATGAAAGATTGCCTGTTTGGTTAAAGCCTGGAGTTAAAGAATATCAAAAGACAGGTGTTACTTTCGATAATGAAACACAAATCATAATATCAGCAACTACAGAAGATGCTTTTCGTGGCCAAACTATGAACCTTCTGATCTGTGATGAGTTTGCATTCGTTCCTAAAAATATGGCAAAAGATTTCTGGGCAGCAAACTATCCAACTATATCAGCATCAAAACAAGCAAAAGTAATTGTTATCTCTACCCCTAACGGTATGCATAATCTCTTCCATAAACTCTGGGTAAAAGCAGAGAGAGGGGATAATGAATTTAAAACTACTAGGGTCAACTGGAGACAAGTTCCTGGTAGAGATGAGAAGTGGGCAGAACAAGAACTTAAGAACCTTGGTAGTAAGCAGAGATTCAACCAAGAGCATGAAGTTGAATTTCTTGGATCTGCAAGCACTGTTATTGATCCTGATGTTCTAGAGATTTTAGTAGAGAGGTTCCAAGATCCTCTTATAGAAGATCTTAATGGTCACCTTTACATTTATGAAAAACCAAAAGATGGATCTTCATATATCCTTGGTGTTGACACCGGAAAGGGAACTGGAGAACATTACTCAGCAGTTCAAATTCTAGAGTTAGTAACTCTTAGTCCTGTTAAAATGAGACAGGTAGCAACTTACTGGAACAATATGATAGATGTCTATAAGTTCTCTGAACTTGTCAATAGATTATCATATTATTACAATAATGCATATATAATGGTTGAGAATAATGCAGAAGGTGCAGTTGTTGTTAATAGACTCTGGTGGGAATATGAAAACGAAAACTTAATTAATAGTGGATCTAAATCAAAAGATCTAGGTATCAGAGCTACAAAATCAACTAAACCAATGGCAGTTCTGTTAATGAAGAGACTTATTGAAGACGGTAGCTTGGATCTAGTTGATGAAGAAACATTAGATCAGCTAACATCTTTTGTTGAAGAAGGTGGAAAATTCTTTGGAAAAGAAATGCCTGATGATCTCATCTCTGCATTGTATTGGGCAGTGTTTGTTCTAGAGATGGGTATTTTTGAAGAAGATTATACACTAAATGAAGATGGATCAGTAAAGCAGCAAGAAGAGAAAGAAGAGAAAGATGATGTCTGGGGCATTCTAACCGATATAGATACAGAGGTAGAAGACTGGAGTTGGTTAGATGATTCAAAGGTAATGTTTGGAGGATAAAGTTATGAAATTAAGGAAATATCTTTTAGAGGGTACTGCTAGACAAAAAGGATTTGATATATTAGAAAAGAAACTTCTTTTTCTTGGTGGTAAGAGTGTCCTATACACATATGAAGAAGATTTAGAAAAGCTTCTGAAAAGAGGTAAAGTTTTTAAAGGTACTGTAAAGATAATGGCAGGAGATCTAAGCCAATGCCATAGAAATACTGCTGCTCTATGGGATGCAAATAAAGGTAGAGTAAAAATAGTTACTGGATGGGCAATGAATGATAACACCTGGAGACAACATTCATGGGGATTAGCAGGAAGAACAGTTATAGAGACTGTATCAAAACGTGATATATATTTTGGATATGTTCTTAATCCAAAAGAAACAGATGAATTTTATTGGGAGAATATATAATGGCTATAACAAAAGATGAACTAGTAGAAAAGATAAAAAGACGTTTGGGGCATCCTGTAGTTAAAGTAGAACTAGATGATGCAACTATCATTGATCATATTAATTACACTGTGCAGAAATGGAAAAAGTGGGCAGTAGGTGCTGCAACAACTGAAAAATATTTTACACTTCCTCTTTCTGCTGGTCAAACAATGTATGATTTACCAGACGATGTTGTAGAAGTTATTAATTATTCTACTGAACAAGCAGGTAGTATTAACACTCTTTTTACTATAGAAAACTATTTATATAACCAAGGATTGTATGATTTTATTACACATACACAGGGA